ACATCTTCAAAGAATATCTCTGCCGTAGGTGGTCTTGATAAGTATTCTAAAAAGAAGCTATTCGCAGGAGCGTCCTCCATACTAAACCTGGTTAAGCCGTGTAATGCTCCTTTAGATCCTTCTCCATCTACGGTCCCTGATATATCATAAGAGTCACAACCAAATGCTCCCATGTGTTCATTACCAGGATATTTTACACCATTTTTAAGTACCACTCTATTTTGTAATTGCTGAGGTGGAACCCAGCTAAGTTTAAATCTACCTTTTGGATCTGGGTAGAATATTACTTGTGAGTCTTTAATACCGTTAACCCATTGAAAGTTACCAGTTGTAACTCCTAAGGTTCTAGACATTTCTTCATTGTAGTCTATTTGTTCGTATATTTTTACTAGATTAAATATACTATTTTTTGTTTCATCTCTAAACGCATGCTCTTCAGTTCTTGGAAACTGGCGGTAAAACTCATTTAATCCATCTTGATCGTCTTTTAAACCATCAACTTCATTTTGCCAATTATCTATTACACCTACATCTATTAGTTCACCGTCTGGTGCGAGTCTATCGATATCAGGAGTAGTAAAGACTGGAACTCCATACTCATCAATAAATCCTTCGTAGTTCCATTCCATTGGGATAAAAAGAGAGTATAGTCCAGACTTTGTCTGACCATTTCTATTTCTTTTCGTGACATCTGACGATTTGTATAATTTTTTAAAGTTTTCTCCACCTTTATCTAACGCGTTTGAAGTTGAGCCCATCATACATTTACCAATAATCCTACTACCTAATCGTAAACATGTTTTTGTAACTCTCCAGTTATTTAAAATATTATCGGGTCTTTCCCATTTACCACTTTCATCATGTACTAGCAACGCTAGTTTTTCACCATCGTAACTATTATCCCCAGTATTCTTCCAATCAATAGTTGTATCTAATCCTTCTATTTCTTCAAGCCCATCTGTAGCTGCCATTTTTTTTCTCGTAAACTTACTAGCTGGAACTCTATAAGCAAGTTCAGATTTAGGACGATCCATACCGTCTTGCACTGGTTTAAAGAAAAACGGGTAGTTTATACTAATTGGTACAACTTTATCTGTAAACATTTTCTTTGCATCAGAACCAGTTTTAGATAGTATACCATATCTACTATCACTTGCAAGAGTGGCTAAATTAACCGTTTCAGCAGATGACATGAACGAAAACCCTGATCTTCTGTTCTTTAAGTAACACATACCGTAACATCTTTTATCTGCTTTACAAGCTTCCCAGAATATAAAGAACAATCTATTTGCCTCTCTAAAGTCTGGAGCACCAACATCAATTTTACTCCACTGAAGATACATATAATGCGTTCCCACTATATAAGTTGGCTTACCATTATTCATAAACCAAAAACCCTCTTCTCTTCTTTTAAACTCTTCGTCTATATAGTCGTACCACTGCTCTTTGTTTTCGTCTGGATAATTTCTCCAATCAAATATATTTTTTAGACGTTGTAATTCTTTAGGCTGTTCAAATTTTACCCATTTGTTTTTGGAGTGCACGTACACTCTTTTTGGTTCCAACGGCAAGCCAATGCGCAAGCCTTGAATTTCAAGTATTTCACCAATTTTTCCCGTTTTTGAGATAATAATAATATCATGTTCTTTATCATATCCATATTTCCATTTTTTAGATTTGTTAAGACGACTAATTGTTGTCTTTTTAATAGGTTCTATTACTTTAACTAAACTTTGCTCGTACATTACTTAGATCTACCTTCTGCGAATCCTCTAAAGACTTTTTCCTTTGTCTCTTCAGGTGCTTTGCCCTCAAGTAGTTGCTCTTCTTCTTGGATTCTGTTAAGTATTTCGAATGCGTCAAATATAGCTAGTTTTTTAGTAGCTGCTGCATTTTTTAGTCTATCTGCTGATATATCATCGTCTGAATCTACGATTGCTTCCCTTGCTACCTTAATCAGCTCTTCAACTGCTTTATGCCCAGCTTGGATTATATTCTTCTTCGTCTCCTTGATATTCATATTTGATTGTAATAAAATTAGATAAAACTCGATATAGTCTCTCGTTATCAACGATAAACTCGTATTGACTACTTGGTCTAAAACCAACTAAATCATTAACCTCTACAGTACCATCTGAATATTTAACAATACCTTGTAAAGGTTTTTCAGATTCAATATTAAATTGATCTATTGCTTTTAAAGGTTTTACAAAACAATAACCTTTTGGAGCTATCCACTTATCATTTCTTTTATATAAAAAAATTTGATCGTGGTTTATAAAGTAAGTGTCTTCGTTAAAATAAGATTTACTGTTTTTTTCAACACCTTTTACATTGTGCCATCTACGAAACACATTGTGATGCACTATAACTGTATCTCCAGGTTTAATATCTGTATTACCAATAATAGGGGTTGATATAACAATAGCTTCTCTATTTACATATTGATGGTTATAAATTTCAGTATTAAGTATTAATTCTGAATTACCAACTTTTTTTTTATTGTTATATCTTTCTCCTTTTGGCTTTACAACAAAGTTGTAAACACTTTTCATTTTTTAATTTTCTTTATACCAATAGCGGTTATAAACGCTACTATAATACATATTGGACAAGGACACATGTTAATACTCTAAATTATATTCTACAGATACAGCCATGTTTTTATTGAAGTCTTTCCACGGTAACACATCTTTTTTCTTTTTAATATAAATAGAAAACTTATCATCTTCTTCTATTATATCACATATTGTGTGTCCACCGTATACTTCTTGACCAACAGCATAGTGCATTGCATCGTTTTTGTAGTCTTTACCTACACTAATCTTTCTTATTAGCTTCGCCATTTTCTTTTGGATAGTTTATAGTTCCATCTTGTATGTTAATATCAAAAGTGCCATAGTCTTTTTCAAACTCAGATTGCAACACGGTTAAATTATCTCTTGCGCCAGCAATACTATGCATTAATTCGTGTTTTTTTAATTCAATAGAGCCAATTTCTAATTGTCCTCTGTTTATAGCGTTTATTGTGTTTTGAACTTTTTTTAACTGCTCGTCAGTAATTTTTTCAGGTTTAATACCTTTAAGTTCTTTTATTTTTGCATTAGTGCCCTTTGTTTTGCTTGTTGCCATTTTATTTAATTTAAGTTAATTTAATTTGTTTTAATACTCTAATCCAAACATGAACTTCATAGGATGTCTAAATATTAATTGCTCGTCATCGTCTATTTGTGCGCTTACATCTTTTACGGTCATTGTAGTTGCGCTATCTACAGAAACAACTTCCATTGTTACCGTGCCAGTTTCACCTTTAATTAAATCTCCAGGTGCAAATACTGTTCTAGGGTCTGTGCTATCTGTTGTTATTTGTACAGCTGCCGTAGAAGCTGCTTGATTACTACCCATATTAAGATCTACGTCTGTTCCAAAATCAAAAGCAGCGCCTTCTGCCATAGCAGCAACCCATATAGTTTGAAACCCTTGTGTTGTTGCGGAATAATTAGAGTCTCCTCCAAAAGGTGTGTCTTCTCCTTGTAAGAAAACATGAGTGTTATGTCCACCGTCAGCTGTGATATCAGCTGATGCTGCCGATCTTGAACCTATAACGTTATAACCTACTAAGTTGTCAGCATCATCTATAGAGCTCATGTCTGCATACATATACCCTATAATATGCCTTCTAAATGCCGCTGATTGCGTTGCGTTTTGTGCAGCGTGCACTGTACCAAAAGTTGGTGGCGCTACGCCATCTATACTTTTAGCGAAATAAAGAGCAAAATCGTCTCCATTGTCCGCGGCACCATTATTACCCATTATAATCCCTGAAAATGATTTAATTATACAAGTGCCTTTTGGTATTTCAAATGCATGCCAATCAAATAGTATGTCTGCACCTCCACTAGCCGCACTAAAAGCGTGGTTTAATTCTGGTTCTACAGTAACCTGAAAATATTTTGAATTCATATTTTTATTTTTTTACTTTTTCTAGTGATCTACCGCCAAAATAAGCGCCGATCACAGTTATTAATACTAATTGAAGTAAATCAACCCAACTAGATTTTACTTCGAAATTTAATGCACCTGCGTCTATAAATATTAATAGCATGGTGCATACTATTAAAAATATTAATACTAATGGCCTAACGTTTTTGCTTAGCCATGAGTCTGATTTTAAATCTGCCTCCCATCTGCTAGTAATGTTTTTTTCCATTTCTACTTGATAGTTAGCAACTAATTCTTTTATTTTTCTTTCTGCTTCTAGCTTTTCCTCAGCAGAGGTATGTAAGTTATCTATAACTCCACCTACGCCTTTTACTAAATCTGCAGCTCCTCCTGATAATAAATTTCCTAACATAATTATTCGGCTTTATCTTCTTGTTCCTTACTAGGGTCTAGTTCTGGGTTTTTAACTCCACCAAATGCTGTTGAAGGTCCATGACCTGACTTTTTAGATAAGTCAACTTCTTTAGTGTCTGTTGTTCCTGAAAGATCAGGAAGATCCATTTTAAAAGGAAAACTTGAATTATTATACTTCATTTTGAATGGTTGTTTCATGTTGTTTAATTTTTGTCTTCTTCTCTTACTTGTGGCTCAAAACCAGCAGTACCTGGTCTTCCAGGCGCATCTAGATCAACTGGTTTTTTATTTCCTTTAGAGTAATCAAAGCTTTTATTAAAATCACGCTTTGTAGTTTCGTATGAAAAATCACGTTTTTGATCAAAGTCAAAAAGATTTTTTTTATTTTTTAGTTTAAATGGTCCTTTCATATTATTTATTTTTTACTTTTTCAAATGCACTAATACCAAAACAACCTAATGTTACCATAACAAAAGAATTGTAAATAGTATCGTTAATTTCTAGCTCTCCACCACCTACATAACCCATGTATATAATAGCAGTGGCTAAATCTATAATAGCAAATAACACCATAACGGCAAAAGATATAAAGCCTACTATGTTCTTTTCGTTTATATCGTTTTTATCTTTAAATAACTTCCACATACTAATGACTGTTTCCGTTATTAGCATCGTCTTCCCATGGAAAATCGTGACTACCAGCTTCTTTCCACTCGCCATCTACTAATATAGAATCAACACCGTTAATATCTTTTCTTTCAAATCTTTCGCCATTATACTTTACGTAATAATCACCATACTCTAACTTACCAACTTTCATATCAGTAGCATGTCTCATTTCATGGTTGATCACTTGTCTATCTTCATGGCTGCCAGGAATTATTTTCTCGTTTATATATATAGTGCCATCCATATTAGCTTCACCCATAACGCCTTCTTCTAATGGTACTCTAATAACAGGTGTACCAGGTACAGAGCCTATATCTCCGGCTTGCTTGCCAAAACGCATTTTTGTTTTGATTTCACCACCGACAGCATAGTTACCTCTATTTTTACCTAGTTTAAATCCCATTATCCTTTATATCCAGATGCGTAAATTGCTTTTTGCTCTGCTCTAGACTTTTCTTTCATTGGTTTTCTTTTTTTAGCTATAGATGCTTTTTTATCTCCATACATATCCATTGGACTACCGTAGTTCATTTTTGGTCCTCCTTTTGTAATTGGCATTTCCTCGCCATCAACCATCATTGTTTTAGCTTCTGGATTATTTTTTAATGTTTCAGATTTAATAAATCCTAAATTCATTATTGGACTTTTGCCTTGTCCATATTTTTTCATATGGTGTGGACCACCACCGCTTTTTCCTGTAAAATTTGGCATAATTATCTATCTTTATCTTTAATCATATCATCTATAGCTTTATTGTAAACTTTATCTGTATATGATTTATTATTGTAAAATACACTTCGTTCTGAAGTGGGCAAGTCCTCCTCACCTAATAGGATACGATATATCCTACTAATCATTTGAGAGCATTTCCACGAGGTTTTAAATACAGAGTACAT